GGAACTCCACTTGTTCCGTTATCTACCCACATAGTCCCTGTAGTAACTGATGATGGTGCTGAACTTCCTATGTGCATAGAGTTCATAGCACCAAGAATATTATTTAATTCGGTTCTAAAAGCCGAAAATCCTTGATTTGCTAGACTTACATCAGATACTTGACTCATTAATTATCTCTTAAATTATTATGAAGAACTTTGCAACCCATAACCTTTTGCTAAATAATCAAAAGTTCTATCTACTGCTGAACCACTTGAATTAACAAAAGCGATTGTAAAACCACTTACAGTTTTTGATGTGATTGTAAAAACATCTCCAGTTGCCATATTTTGAGCCGCAATACCTAAAGATGGAACTGCATAAAAAGGATTTGTATAGGTTATAGTTTTAGAACCTGAACTTGTTGTTAAATTACTTTCAGCAAAAATTCTTTCTTCCATATTTAATTTAATTTGAATATTTTTTACATTACTTGATGTTTGGTCATCATCATTTGTTAATTTTAATCTAAATTTAGCAAATTTAAATTTAAAGGTAGCTGATTGAGTTATATCAACAAAATTAGTACAACCAGCAAGAGATGTAGTTGAAGTAGCAATTTGTACTCTGTGAAATGCGTGTATTTGTTCTGTGCCATCAAAAGGTGCTTTAGCTTCATCAAATAACAATGCACCTCGTCCACTATCAAACTTATCATAAGGGTTTTCAGCATCTAAAGTAATTGTAGGTTCAATATTACCATCATAAATTTGTGTAAGTGATAATGAATTACCAAAATTATAAAAACCTTTTGCATCTCTATTACTATTAAAAAATGTTGGATTTGATGTATTATCTGTTCCCCCTAAATCAAAATCTCCTGATGGACTATCAAAATTTCCTGAAGTATCATCAAAGTTTGTTACAGTATCAAGTGTGAGTATAACATCTCCACTATCATCAATCTTAACAGCTAAAGGAAAAGTTGCGTCCATTTGAGAAGAAGCATCTACTATATCTGGTGTCTCAGTAAAACTTGATACAAGTTGATAAGCCTGAATACCTGATATGTTTGTTGATACAATACTAGCCTCTGCTGAAGTATTACTATTTTTATCAACTGCTTTTATAAGATACGAACCTGTTCTAGCTGGAACTATTGCACTATCGCATTTTCTTCTTGGACATCTTACTAAGTTTGAAGAGTTTAGCCAATTCGCACCTGATAAAACATTTTGGTATCTTATTTCATAAAAAGAAATATCAAGATCAGATTGCTGACTAGGTGGTGTCCAAGTCAATTTCATATGATCTTGTCCGTGCATTTCAACAGCAAAATCTTCAACATTACTTGGTGCTTCTACTCCACCAACTATTGTTCTTGTAGCTGAAGTATAAGGGGAAGCTACTCCTAAGGTGTTTACTGCTCTTGCTCTAACATTATATAACTGACCATCAACAACATTAAGCATTTCATAGTTTAGTTGTATTCCTCTCCCAACTACCTTAAAATTTGTTTCCGTAGATTTTTTTGCCTCTACTTGATATTCTCTAACAAACTTATCAGTTGATGCACCGACTAAAATATTTAATCTAGTGATAACAATACCATCAGCATATTCAACAAGTTCATCAGAAAGAGTCAATGATGCTGGTGCTGTAATACTATTTGGATTAGCTAAAGTTGTATCAGGTATTGTTGGAACTGCTGATTGTGTAGCAAAGGTATAAAAACTATCTTGATGCTCTACTAAATTAAGATTTACAGTTTGATCTTTGTTTAAAGTAACTCCAATAACCCTAAATGGTTTTGCTGAAAAAGATGGTGTTGCATGAGTTATTGATACTATATCTCCCACAATGAGGTTCATAGCTTCGCCACTTGTTTTTAAAGAAACTCGTAGACCATTTCTTGATCTTCTTAATATTACTTCTGCGTGTTCTTGAGCCTGATGAAAACTTGTTAATCCCTGTAGTGTGAATCTACCCTCCAATAGTTCTCCACCATCAGCAGTTTTCATAGTTGCGTGTTGATCTGCTGTAGCTAAACCACTATCATCATTTGGGGGGAAAGATGCTGTATTGTTTCTGAAATCTAAGTCTACATCAGGAAAATCAATTAAAACTCTATTGTATTTATTATTTTTATCTTCTGATTGAACATTTATCCCACCGATAATATCACTCTCTGTTAAAGTCATTACACTTGACCCTGTTGTTTCAATCGTTAATTTATACTTACCACCAGCATAGGACATCAATCCTCTACAACTTAATAACAATTCTCTAATATTATTGAGGACTTTGTTTCTTGTATCTAAAACAATATTTGCATCTAAAAGGTTAATCTGTGTTCCTGTTGAATTATCTATTGGGTCGGTTACATTTGAACCTGTAGGGGTTATGTTTGTATCAGCGACTTGAGATGCAGTAAAGAAAGTAGGTATATCAATATTAGCAATAGGAACTCCTTTACCAAATCTTGTATTCGTTAAATAATCTAAAAGAACAAAAGCTGGATTTGTTGAATATTGATCTGTTGTTTCATTTGAAGAACTATCAAAAGTAGATATTTTTCTACCTTGTATTAGAGCATTTATTGTTGGCAGTCTTGAAAAAACATCAGGATTAAATCTTAATTCTAAAGCTAGATAACCAATCCCTCTAAGTCTATGATTTGAAGTCCAATCATCTAAATCATCATCAATAATAGAAGCCGCTACTTGGCTATCATCTCCATCAAAGAACTGCATTTTAACATGAGATTGATTTGTAGTAGAACCATCAGGATTTTGTATATCTGCAAACTTACCATAATAAATAGTTTGATCTGTAAAAGAACTTGGGGAAGTTGCACCTGAACTATCTGATGTATTAAAATCAGTTACTTCAATGTCATCTAAAAATATTTTTTTACACGCATTTAATTTTCCCTCTCCTAAAACCATAACCATATAGAGAAACTCATTATCATTACTTGTTTGAACAAATACTAAAGTCCCACCTACTCGTCTCATTCCGTAAATTAAAGGAATACCACCTGAGCTTGATTTTTTATTTACTAAGACTCCATCTGTTCTTGCAGTTGGGTCGTTAAAACCATCATCAAAGTCTGGCATATCAGGTATCGGTATGAGCCAAGAAACAACATCTTCTATAATGTCTACAATACCCTCAAAAACATCTTCTATTATATCAAAAGCATCATCTATTATTGGAAGTCCTGTATCTGGTAAATCACACATTAGCCTAGTCTCCAATTTTTGCCCATCTCGTCAAATCCTAATTTTTTAAGAACAGGGTCTAGTTTTAATTTAGTCGTAATAGATAAATTAATAGGGTCATCTTTTGCAATCTTTTGAACCCCACTCAATAAATTTCTAAAAGTTGTAAAGTTTCTATGCTCAGGAACTACATAAATAAATTGTATGTTATAAATATAAGCATCACTCCACCAATATTGACTTTTATAAAAACCTACAGCACCAATAATTTTATTATCTTCATTTTTACTGCAACAAATAATTTTACCTTTATTTAAAAGCATATCCAACAATTTAAAAACTTTTCCCTCAGATAAATCAGGTAAATCTAAACCTCTTAGTTCTCTTTTAAATTTTTTGCCTACTTCAAACAATTCATCTAAATCTTTTTCTTCAGCTTGATAAAATCTATAACTATCCACTATTACCCCACTTTAAATCTCTTACTATTTGATCTGCAAATTCAAAACCTTTATCTCCACTAAAAAATCTTTGTTGAGTAGAATTGTTTGTTATTCTACCATTTACTTGCATTGAGTTAGCAAAGTAACTTTCCAAATCTAATTTTAATGTAGCAGTTGATGTATTATCAACTATTTGAAAACTATTTATAAAGCCATGATATAATAAAAAAGGATTGTTTATAATAGCACCAGAACTATCAAGAAATGCTCTAAATATTTTTACTTCATCATGGATAACATTATTATTTAAAACTAGAGCAATATAAGTTTGATCTACTCCTGTTATTGTTAAATTTAATCTTGATATTTGTACTCCTTGACTTTCAGAAACATTAGAAACATCAAGCAAAACTCCTGAAGATAAGTATGTTGTAGAACTACCTGATATACTAGATGTTAATGGAAAACTATTCTCTGTAAAAGCTAAACTAGAACTAGCAAGAGTTATGTTTACTAAATGAACAGCATTGATATTTTTTGTATCTAATTCTGTAACAAGATCACTATGTAATCCTCTTGACATTAGAAAGCCTCAACAACATCTATCTCATAACTAAAAAGCAACTCCCCATCTTTATCAGATACATTACTTTGAAATTCTTGCATATCACTCATTAGCCTTACTGTTATTGGAACACTATCATATGTTATGGCTGAACCTGATACTGCTGATTTTAAAGGTGGCTCAATAGTTAAAGTACCTGAAGATATATCTGAATTATCTGCTACAACCATATAAACTTTATTATGACTTGCAAATTTTATCAAGTCTCCAGCCAATAAACTACCTGATCTTGTTCCACCAAGAGTTATAGAAGTTCCACCAGCACTTGCTGTTCCTGTTGGACTACCAGCAACAGTTCCTTTTGCATTTCCGATATATGCTGGAAGTGTAATAGTAAAAGTTTCTTTTCTTGATCTTTGTGCAATTATAAAAGCCATCAATGGACTTATCTCTGCTCTTGTTTTCAAAGGAAAAGATAAAGTAAAACTAAATCTTTGTCCGTCAATTTGTCTTGTAAACTGAGTTCCATCATCTGCTTGAGAGACAAGTGTTCTTTGGTTAGACTTAAAATTTATAGCCTGAAACTCTGTTAAAGGTAATGACCCACTCATACTAGTACAGGTCTCCCTTTATCTGTTACTGCTTGATTTATGATATTCACTATAGTCCCTCTTTCATTTGTAAGTAATGATCTAAAACCTCTAGTGTCTACAGCATTAATTGTAAAGTTCACATTTACTGAACCGCCCATAGTTCCAAGTTTATTATTTGGTGTAACTTGCATATCTTTTCTTGGCATAATTAATTCAGGTCCAGCTTCTCCTACTATTGCTGGTTGATTTGCTCTTGCTATACCACCTTTTTCAAAACCTTTAATTTTATTTACTAAACCCATACCAAACTTAATAGCTAAACCTGTAGCCGCAATATTAAATGGAAAAGGAATACTTGAAAAAGTTTTTAATGCACCCTCATAAACACTTCGTAAGGCTTTTCTAATTGTAGACATAAGCATCATAGACTCCGATTTCGCCATAGCTGATTTAACTGCTGAACCTATCAAAGCATCAACTAAAGTTTCTTTTT